GCTTCCAGAAGGGGTTAAGGGCCTTGCTACCCTTAACGGGTCGGTTTCTTTTAGGCTGCTTTCAACAGAGGAGCGAACTCCCAAACGGATGTGATAGCTTCCTCCTTGATCGCCTCTCGGGTGACCTCAGAGCGTCCACTGTGGACCAGTTCGCTACCGTCTTCCAGGACCAGAACCTTGTTCTCCTCGAGGAGGATCGGAGGCTCGTCCCACATCATGAAGGCTTCGCACATCTTCTCGTAGTATTCTGGTTTCGCCTTCTCGAACTTGATCCGATGATCTCCTAGCCAGTCAGCACCGACGAGTTCACCCCAGCTCGGACCGAGTTCGTAGTCGATCTTGATCGGACACTTCAACCAGTCGACATCTCGACGAGGGTAGTCAACCATACCCTTGCGACAGATCACACCGATGTCGTAGAGCTCTTGTGGATGGATCGAGAACAGGATCGAATCGTGTACCGTTGCGAACATGGACGTCTGCATCGTCGTCTTCGTCAACAGACGATATACGTTCGTGAGACCCAGGACACCTAGGTCAGACGCACTACCTTGTATCGGAGTGTTCACAGCACGGTTGTTGCGCTCTCCGTCCTTCAGGAACCTCTCGAGGAGGCGACGGAAACCGAACGGAGAGAAGACCATGTTGTGCTTCTTCGCGTAGCGATGCTGCCGTTTGATCCACTCCTTGACCTTCGGGAATCTCGCGAAGAACTTGTCGATGAGATCCTGCGCTGCCTGTTCAGAGATGTGTTCCTGAGCAGCGATCGAACGAGCCGTTCGGCCGTAGATCAAACCGAACACGACCGTCTTCATCCTTCGACGTTCTGCGTCGAGCACCTCTTCAGGAGGCTTGTTCAAGACCATCGACGAGATCAGCCGGTGGATGTCAGCACCAGACCTGAACGCCTCGATCATGTCCTCGTCGCCAGTTACCGACGCAAGGACACGGAGCTCCATCTGGGAGTAGTCGACGGAGAGGATGAGACCGTGTGGGTGGTGAGGGATGAACGTCTTCTTGACGACAGACTTCCACGGCATCTGGTGGAAGCTAGGCTTCCTGCAGTTGTACCTCCCTGTCCTCGTAGTGCGGATCCCGAAGTTCGTGTGGACTACGTCGTTCGGATCGATGAAGTCGGGGATTGGCTTGATGTACCGACTGTAGATGGTCTGGTCTCTCGTGAAGTCTCGAACGAGTTCGATCACTTTCAGCTTATGAGACCACGACCCGTCTTCGTCCAGGTATGTACCAATGTGCTTCGTGCACTGTTCCATCAAGTCCCCGATGACAGCCTTGTCTACCGAGGGACCGGTTTTGCCGTACTCCTTAGGCTCGAACTCCAGTACGTCGAAGAGCAGAGCTCCCTTCGCAGCAGCGGCTGTCAGCTTGAAGGAGTCCACCAACTTGGGTGGCTTCTTACCTGCTGCGCGAGCCTTCTCACGCTTCGCGATGTTGAGAGCTTGGATGATCTGGTCTGAGAGACCCCATGCATCCAACTGCTCGTAGTACTCTTTGAACTTGCCTTCGTACTCTTTCTTGGTCTCGGCCAGCATCCTCCGATTACAACGAACTCCTGCGATCTCCATCGCTGTAGTCGGCAAGATTGCTGGGACGCATACCTTGTGGTGTGGCTCGACAAGATTCTGTTCTGCCATCATACCTTCGAAGATATGATGTAGTCGGAGGCAGCTGTCTACGTCAGCGCAACAATACTTATGGACGATGTCGATATCGATGTCGTCCATAGTAGGCTCTCGTTCTTCACCTGCTTCCATCAAGGCTAGAGCAGCATCTTCGAGAGCGTGGTCCATCTCCTCCTTGTGCGAGATCATACCAGTGTGGCGCGTAGCCAACGTCTCCAAGCTGTGGTCTTTGATCGTGTCGTTCCACAAGGTCCAACTCGACAGCATCGTGTCGCCAGCGATCTTGAGCGTGGAGATATGGATACCGATCAGAGCCAACCACTGCAAGTCGAACTTGATGTTGTGGTTCGTAACTGGGACCGTCTCCAGCAAATCCTGTGTCATCGACACAATGGCTCGTTGAGCGAGAGGATCGTTCGCGAACGGCGACTCGTGATGCTGGAACGGAACCGTGAACGCTTTGCCTTCTCCGTACGCGACCGACCACAGGAGGACTTTCGCGTCCTTCGTCAAGTACGGTGATAGACCGTTGGTCTCGAGGTCGACACAGATGCAGGAGATCTCGCCGTTGCGATACTTCGACTTGATCAAGTCGTATCCGACACGAATGTCCTCAAGCTGATCGAGGTACTCGTAGTCTCCGAACGGGATGCCTCGGTCTCCAGTAACCTGGGATCGGAGGTAGCCTAGGTCTTCAACGATAGCGAGCTCAGCTGCTTTGTTGCCTCGGGCTGCTGCGGATGGGTGGTAGGAGGGGTAGACCGTGAAGAACTTCGTCTCGATGTGAGGGAATCCGAACGACTCAGCCGCAGCAAGGTACTTCTGCATTGACTTGTCGTTCGGTTCCTCTGGAGGGAGCAATGGATCGGACTCGTCTCCTGTGTAGAGCTTCTTCGACTTCGCCCAATTCAGTGCTTTACGGAACCGGAACTTCAGCGACGGGAGTTCGAGATAGAACCGACGTTTGCGAGCAGTACCGATCTTCGGTGCCTTCGGCAACAGAGCATGTAGAGCAGTGTTGCCGAGAGGCACGATGAAGACAGGATCCTTCTGCAGGATCTCCGCTTCCAGATACGGCATGCAGGCTTCGATCTCGCCTTGCGTCGGGATACGGAAGGAGCTCTGGTCGTTGTTCCACGGAATACAGCGGACAACATTCGTCCACCTACAGTACTCCGGAGGGAGACCAGAAACGTCCATGAGCTTGTCGAAGTCTCGACCTGCTTTGCCGACGAAGCACGAACCTTTCGCATCCTCCGATCTACCCGGAGCTTCACCGACGAACAGGACCATAGGACGATCGCTGCCCTTGGACTTCACCTTCACGTTGGTAGCACCGAGGTGCAGATGGCATTTCGTGCACCTCGGTTTCTCGAACAAGGCCATGTGCTATCTCACCAGCCTGCTTTCCTCTTTCTTCGACTCACCGACCGTGAAGAAGTGCTCGGGAATCTCCGGACGGAACCTCTCACCATGACGGTCGTAGAACTCCAGGATCCCTTGAACGTCATAGTACTTCACCATCATACAGATGGTACCATTGAGGTCGACCTTCGTCCCGATGTACTTCTGGAGGATGACGAGGTCTCCGACTTCGATGTCCTCCGGGATCGTGGACGGAGCATCCTTCCTGCCAGGTCCCTTGTCGATCACCTGTGCGACAGGCTGCTGTTCGGCAGTCTGAGGGATGATGATCCCACCAGGAGTCCGTTCGTTCGGGTTGTCCACCACTCGCACGAGGATGTAGTCGTGCAATGGCTTGCACTTGCACTGGTAGATGCTGAGGTCTGCTACGTCTCTTTCGTCCATCATTGTCCGAACTCCTGCTCGATGTTTGCACGATCGTCCACGACCTCGGCGATCATGTTGAAGTAGACACCACCGTCACGAAGCGAGTCCGCGATCGCTTCGTCGTTCACCTTCTGCTCACCGAACTTCTCGTTGAACAGAAGGTTGCAAGCACGCAGCAGCTTGCACACGATGACGTACATGTTGTGGTAGACGATCTGCTGCGTACGAGTGACGACCTTGCTCTTGTCCGGTACCAGGATCTGCATGACATCGGATGCGAGCACATAGGCATCACCGTAGTCGTCGTTCTTGTTGGAGAAGAGCTTCACACCCTCCTCCATCACCTTCGCAACTCGCTTGCTACGAGTTCCTCGCGCTTTCTGGGACATCGTTTGGCTCCATCAGAGTAGGGTAGAGAGGATTCGCGAACTGCTCGTGGATCTCGAGGATCAGCTTACGAGCGTCACGAACATACTTCATCATAGGAGACTAGATCGTCTTCTCCAACCTCTCGTAGTACCCGTCGACTTCCTTGAGAATGTAGAGCAGATGCCGGTTGCCTCCAGCGAACTCTTCGAGGACGTAGGAGATGACACCGAGGAGATCAGCAACTGCAAGGACACTACCTTCCAGAGACTCGTCCTTCGCGTCCTTCCAGTCCGGGATCAAGTCGATCTTGAGCTGGTCTCCAATGTCTTTCATGAAGCCATGGCTGGCTTCATCGAGGAGTTGCTTGAGCCCAGGGATACCGTACTTCACACAGCGAAGGAAGTCACCAGAGAGCGACTCGTCGATGTCGTGTAGCAGCGAGTTCTTCAGCAGCTTTTCGTAGTCTACGTTCCACCCTCGCTGCTCAAGATCCTTGCCGATGAGGAGGCAGAAGATCGACACGAAGCACGTATGCTCCGCAACGTTCTCCCTACGGATCACTGGAAGGGAGGAGAAGCGATAGACATGAGCCAGTCGCTTAATTGAGCCGGTGAGCATGGCTCGTATGTTCAAAGTACCTTCAGGATGTTCTTCCCTTACGTCAGGAGCCACGACTCCACCTCCTACTCTACTTGGTTTTGGTTCTGAGGAACGATGCTACGGAGGAGGAAGTCTCGGAGCTCGCCGTACGTCTTGCAGACGACATCGAGGCCCTTCGCGAGCATCAGGTTGAACGGACGGTCGCCGAGAGTGTACGCACACCCGACGAGCAGAGGATGAGGTGCAACGGCGCACATGTCTCGAGCGCAAGCAGCGTAGCCGAGCTCGAAGAGAGTGCCGATGTCCTTCTCGTCAGTCACAGCAACGATGACATCTGCTTCAGCCGCCTTCTCGACGTTCGTGTTGTAGATCTTGTCTCGAGTTTCGTCGTCTGCATCCGGAGGACACAGGAGGTCGTAGTAGGGAGCGTAGATCTCCCGACCCTGTCTCGCTACCTCCCACTCCCTGAGGACTTCGAGAGTCTTGTTCATCCTCTCCATCTGACCAGGACTGAACCAGCCTGCTGCGAGATAGATCTTACGCGCTGTCTGAGGCGCGCTCTTCACCTGTTCTTGAGTTAGTCTTGACATTTCACTCCTCGGGGATTTGGTAGCCGAACTGGCGAGCTATGGTTCGAGCATGTTTACGAAGACGTTTCAGCGCACGTCTGACTTTCATTCTGTCCCACCCAGTGATCTCGCCCAGGATGGCGTTCGTCATGTGAGTAGGCATCCGTTCGTACAGATCTCGAATATGCTTCGGGATCTCGTACTCGTCGTCCGAGACGATCTCGAGTATCTCGAGAGCATCGTCAGCTGAGTTACCCCACAGAGACCCTTCCAGCGAAGCCTGCTTCAAGTCATCACGAAGTCGCTCCAGGAACCTCGTCAAGTCTCGAAGCTCCAAACCTCGGTCTGGAGGAGGGAACGTGGACTGTCGAAGCCGTGCGACGATACCGTCGTCTTCATCATCCTCGTCCAGTAGCGCACGGACTTCTTTGCGCCAGTCCCTACTCTGTGTTTTGTGTCGTTTCAGTACATCGTGCACTCGGTGGAACAACCGGGATTTGAACGCACGAGCGAACTCCTCGGAGTCCGGTGGATGGTCCCAGTGTTCTACGAGAGCATCTTCTAAAGCAATCAACCCTTCTTGGTACAAGTCCTCCGGAAGAAGTACGCCTGGGATCTCGTAGCGTTTCGCAGCGTACCATATCAGAGGTTCAAATGTTCGCAGAGTTTCCACGAACTCAAGTTCAGCAGCATTTGACCCCATTAGCCCCTCTAGCTTTCAGCATTCGTAGCGACCTAGATCATCGGTGCTATCCTTCGCTTGTCATTCAGGCGACTAACGCCTTACGGTTTCGAATCTCCATTCTCGTCCACCTCGAAGTGTCGGACAACGAGTTCACCTCCTTTCCCGTCCTTGTCTTCGAAGAAGTTGATGACACAGTCGTTCAAGTCGAGCATGACAGGCATGTTGCACAGACAGTAGAAAACCCTCTTCCCTCGAGCATCGGTCTTGCCAGTCATGCGTAGTTTGAACTTGTCCACAGCAGTTTCCTCCGAGCATTTCGACACCCGTAAACCCGCGGAATCATAGGGTTTTCGCCGAGGCCTCCAGGCCGGACGAACCCGCCCAGCCTTATTATGCCCCAAAATGGCCGAAATTACCAAAGAAATCGACGCGGGCGGGTACGAAAATTCCCCTATGATTACGGGGGTTTACAAGTGTTAGAATCGCCATTTGTCGACGATTCTACGGTTTAGAGTATCAGCTTTCTGCACTCAGCAAGAGGTCTACCGAGAGAGCCAAGTCATAGCGCTTCGCAGCCTCCAAGAATCGGGAGAAGTCTTCGACCGAGGCAGGATCTTCATCGTATGGTAGGACCACCATCCAGACTTCGTGGCCTCGTGCCTGCAACGTCTCCGCAAGTTTCAATGCGGGAGGTCTAACGACAGACCGTCTCTCCCGCTTCAGAGCATCTCCGTCCAGAGCAACGTAATACTTCGAGAAGCCAGCAGCCGACAACATCGACACCTGCTTCGAGGTTACATCCTTACCGTAAGTGGCTACCGCGTTGCGGCCAGCAGCGATAGCAGAGATGACACCTTCGGTGATGATGACATCTTCGTACTCGATCGCACGAGCCAGGTTGAACACTTTGTCTCTGGCATCTGCATTGGCTGGGTTCTTGTACTTGACCTTGTGCCCCTTGTAGGTTCTCGCCACCCAGTACAAGACCTCTCCGTGCTGGTCGAAGTCTGGGAATATGATCCTACCCGAGCCAGCGAAGTTACGACGCTCTTCAGGAGGGACGTTCAGGAGATTCTTAGTCCCGAAGCCGATGCGGTACTCGTCGATGATCTCGTCGGAGATGTTCCGAGCATGAAGATACTCGTACGCTTGAGTTCCTTTGACTACAGGTACGTAATCTTCAGGGAGTGAGACTTTCGGACTTTCTCGTTCCACGACTTCTCGTTTCCTCGCTCGCTTCAGTTCTATCACGAACTGAGCCCAGTTGCTTAACTGTTTCTTCGTGCGCTCGCCTGCGTAGCCTTTGATGATCCTACTAAGAGGACCACGTGCTTCGCAGCGGTGACAGAAGTACCACCCACGGATACCGTGAAGCATCCGGTCAGGGTTGACATACAGGTGGCCTTTCTTGTCTGGCTTGCCTTTGCGCTTGCCACAGAACGGACAATCGAACTGGAACTCTCCAGTCCCAGAGCGACCCTTACAACGTCCGAGAGATGCTTCTAGGTGTTTGAGCAGCATCGGTAGAGCACCACACTTACAACCAGAAGTTGTAGGAGCCACAGGATCCAAACCCACCGCCACCTGGTGGACTGGTTGAGTCCTTGTTTGAAGTCGTCCCAGAACGACTTAGTCTTCTTTGCTGTCATCCAGCAACGATCCTTCTTTGATCATCGAAGAGCCCCAGTCGACATCGAGAGGCACTAAGAAGAACTGACTACCTCGGCGGTTCTTGTCACACCAGAGCCTGGCCTTGCCTGCGTTCGCTTCGTCCCAGGTTTGGTTGATAGAGACCAGACCATCTGCTTTGTGCACCTTCTTCGCAGAATCGGCGATGTTGTTCCTCGTGAGAACATCGTTCTTGTGCCGAGGGAACCAACGATGGACCTGCGACGCAGTCCAGCAAGCACAGTTGTACTGGTTGATGAGCGCCTTGATCTGGGAGTAGATCTCTCCCATGGCTTCGTAGTCGCTGTTGGACTTAGGCTTCTTGAACTCGTCCGGGTAGTCCAGGATCAACAGACCAGGACGGATACCTTCGACAGAGTAGATCTTCGATAGGTATGCCTTGATGTGAGCAACTGTAACGAAGCCAGGATCGTAGTACTTGATGCGGAGATACGACTCCGCTGCCTCTTTGATCTTGGCAGCACGACGGAGGAAGATCGGGTCTTCTTTGATGACGTCGAACGCAGAGCACTTCGTGAGATTCGCTGCGTATCGGATACCAACGTCTTCCTCGTCGAGATCTCCGACAGTGATGTGGACCGTAGGGATACCATGTTCAACCGCCGCAGCACCCATGTTGACGAGGTACTGCGATT